CCTTCTGATCGTCTGTAAGGTATACTACCTCCTCACTATCTCTAAACTTATGATAGGTCGAAAAACCAATAGTACTAGAACCAAGACTAACCTGTGCAGAAGCCCTTTCTGCGTTAAAGAAGACATCATGTGTAACCGCCGACATTCTTACTTCAGCGGATGCATTAATACCATTACCACCAGATATGGAAATAGTAGGTCTCTCTTGATAATCGAAACCAGTATCAATAATATCAATTCTCTCTAACTCACCTTTAACATTAACAATACCAGTTGCACCAGTTCCTACACTATCATTAACCCTCAGGATGGGTGGGTTAATGATATCGTAACTGTTACCACGATTAACAATTTTAAATTCTTGAACTGGACCGTAGTTCAGTTTATTAGGAGACTTGTAGTTAAGGATCTCAACACCATTGTTCAGGATACCAGTATGTCCTGTAACAGTTTTATATTCACCACTCTTGTTTACAGGTTCAAGAATACCTCTGTAAATGGGTTGTGGTTCAAATGTTTTTCCATAGAAGTTGAAGTATTCAATAGACAAATCAGTGACAGTACCATTCAAGGTAACATAAACATCACTGTAAAGATTTGATTTACTCTTTGCAAGTTTAATACTAAAAGAATCAATTCTCTTAATATAGTATACACCCTCATCAACACCTTCAAATGATGATTGTACAACTGTATTAACTAAGATTCCATCAATATTTGAAGTTGTGATTGTTTCTCCAGGAGTAAGATAGATTGCATCACCAGTGAAGAAACCATGATCACCACTATTCACCAACTTAATAGTATTGTTTGTCGCAGAACCAGTAAACTTTATCTTCCTATCATATGGATCTACTGAGATATTTCCAAATGATGGAAGAGAATTGGATGAGACAAGAAGATCATTATTAAACTTAGAGTAAGTATTTTGAACGTTTGTAAAATACTTATTCAGATATGGATAATCTGTAGAGTTTGTGTAAAGAATTTGGTTCTCTACAGAGTATTCCTTAGTTGTATCGACTAATGTTTGTGTAACAACTGTAAAACTATTTTTTCCAGTGATAGAAGAAACAGTTCCCTTGGTTTCATTCCCATCACGATCTGTGAGAATAATCCCATTGTTCAAATTTAAAATGTGATCAGTTGTTAAAGTAACACTATACTTCTTAGAAGGAGTATCAACGATAGAAATTGTATCTACTTTCCAACTAGCTTTAACATTCAAATTCCAGTTTCTTGTCTTTTCAGTATCTTTTTTAATACCGATAGACTGAACTTTGATAGTATCACCCTTCTTCAGACCGCGGTTCTTATCCTCAAAATTAATATTCTTAAGTGCTGTTGAAATCTTTACCTGGATTTTTTCTCTCTGGGTTGAATCTTTATACGCATATGCAAGATCAAAGAACGTAATGTCTGTTCCCTTAGAAATCTTACTGGTTGTTGGTGGAACATTGAAGAACTGATTGTCATTCTTAGTAGAGAATGTTGCAATATATTCGGCGTCATCAACATCAGTAGTATCGATTGTTCCAGAATCTGGAAAACCAACTGTAGAATCTACATCAATAATTGTTGATCCGATAGAAACATCATTCAGAATCTTTGTCTTCTGGTTTGGTTTGAATGATGCAAAAACCGTTCCTTCTACATTAATATCTCTATCGTAACCAAGGTCAAGACTAACTTGATAGTAAGTCTTTCCATTATAAACAACAGGTCTGACACCACTAACAGAACCACGAGCTCCTGTACTATCCTGGAAAAGAGTTCTATTCCTAAGATCCATAGGATCACCAAGGAATTTCTCAACGATGATGTCGTTAGTTACCTTAAAGTTTGCATCAGAAGGTCTTATAAGATATTCACTTGGTCTAATAACTTCTACATCTTCACCAAAGAGTGATCTAAAAAGAATTTCAAAAGACTGGTCAGTTCCTTTTGACTTATAGAAACTATCTGCATTATAGATAAAATTTTCTTGATTCAGTCCCGAAAATAATGTTCTATCTTCAAAACCAGGGAGAACCTGAGTCTTAACTTTAGTTAAAAATCTTTGTAGAAAAAGAATACTTAAGTTCTTAATCTCTGATTGTTCAGTATGAGTATCTGCTTCTGTTGATTTGAATTCTAGTACGTCAGGAGTGTTTGTTCCCTCGTATGAGGTTACTGCACTAAATCCTCTTCTACAGTTTTCAAAAGTTGTTTCTGTCTTATACTCATAATAAATTATCTCATCATCAATCTGAATCAATCCATCTCTAGTTGGAAACCCTTCAGTGAAGTTACCAGTAAAATCAGTCTCAATTGTCGTGTCAGTATATGATAAACTATCACCAAGAATTGTAGAGGTTGTCAGATTTGTTAATTGTTCAACCTTGATGTATTGATCAATATTTTGAGCAATGTCATAAGTTCCACTCTCAAATTCCTGTGAAACATAGTATTGTTTCAGAAACTCAGGAAGAAGTGGAAAATCATCTCTAATATAGTCGGGAACCTGATTCTCGACAATATTCTGGAACTTAATTCTATCTACTGACATTCTTTAACTTCTGATGAGAGATCCGTTTGTATAACTGGATGATACTAAGTAATTTGTACCAGAAACATCATTACCCGATGAAATATTATCAGCGACGGTACTTACAGAACTGGAAGAGTAATCTAACTGTAAGTAGAGATCCTGATAACCAATAACATCATTTGAATATGGTGATACTGAAATCTCAACTAATGGAACTGATCTGTTGACACTTGTAGAAATGATATTGATCGGATTTAACTTAATCTCACCTTTTACATAATCAATCGTTCCAATCGATTGTCTCAAGATCACAGGTTCTGTTGGTGAATTCAACTTGAACAAGAAGATAGTTCCTGTTTTAAAATCAGAATTTGGTGTGTCACCAAGGTAAACAGTATCACTGATACCACTTACTCTAAAACCTGAGGACTTTATGTTGTAACCTGATTCACTCTTAATATGGAAACGATTTCCGTAACAAATTTCGTATTCAGTAAAACTATTTAACACAGGTTCCAGATCCCTTCTCATGACAACTGTGGTGATATTTGAAGTGACTGAAGTGTGACTATCGTCAACAATCTTTTGGAACTTACTGTACTTAAACCTTGCACCAAATTGATTCAGACCTTTAGAGTTTGAGTAGTCCTCGATATTCTGTATAATCAGTGACCTAACAAAATCTGCAGAAGGTGCAACATCCGTGTCATAGTATGCTTTTACATCAGTTTCCAGATACAAATACTTAAGATCAACAATCTCTGGAACGATACCAACAACTGAATGTTTCTTCAAATCACTGATAAGATTCTCTTTGATATCGTCAGAAAGATATACACCATTGTTTGGTTTAACACTGATGAAAACTTTTCCATATGCTGGAGGTGTTAACACTTCACCACCAAATGCTGATACAGATTCAGTTTCTGGATACAACATGGGAACAATGGCTTCATAGTCCGATGCTGTTACAGCTCTATTCTGTGAAGCGTAGATCTGAGTTGAATACTTTTTGACGGACTCAGTAGATTCAATATCTTTTCCACCATATGATGGTACATTCGTGGTGATCAGTGAGATTCCACTGTTAATAACAATACCGTTATTATCAAGTAAACTACCAGAGAATCTAAATTTATCAATATTATCAGATACTGGTCCCGCACAAACAGAATAACTGACTTCAATGAAATTTGGTTCTTCTAACTTTTTACCGAAGACTCCATCACCAAATAAGATCTCATATCTTTCATCACTTATTTCCTTAAGGAAATATATTGGTGAGTTACGAGTAACATCAAATAAACTATTTGATAATGTATATTTTTGTTGAATTGTAGATGTCTGTGAATCCTTTACAATTACACTGATAAGATCAGTATCGATACCTACATTAGAGAGAATGAACTTCTGATTAGGAAGTCTTGAACTTACAGTGAAACTTTGAGTAATCCATGTTCCTTCATAGATATCAATATTTTTAAACCTTGCAAAACCATCAGACTCTACAGGAACTGTAATATCTGATGGTACAAGGAAAGTAAAGTTATCACTAGAAAATCTTATACTTGTGGTGACACAGATTCCAGCCTTCAATGTAATTGATGATGCAGTTGTATTTCTGGCATCAACGTTAAAACTTATATTTGCTTTCGACGCTTTTCTAGATCTAGGAAGATATCCAATGTTTCTTGCCAAAGAGACGACGTTCTGTCTCAACGTGGCACTATCAATGAATACTTCATTTGACACCATGTTGGTGTTGTATGAAGTCATGTATGTGTTATAAGCTAACACATCGATAATAGTTGAAAGGTTGGACCCTTCAAAATCGTAATCAGTAAAGTTTGAATTCGCCTTAAGGTAATCCTTAATCGAAGTCTTTATCTGATCAAAATCTAAGTTACTAAAATTGACTAAAGGCATTTACCTAGTGGGTTCTAATGCTAACGTTAATTCCTGTGTTGGCACATCAATACCAACAATCTCATACTGAAGAGTGACATCCATTGAAGCTTCGTCATAATTTGGTTTTACTAGAACTTCAATGATTGATATTCTTGGTTCATAGTTCTCAAGTACTAATACAATTTCATCACGAATCACAGATGCAGTCTGTTTATCCATGTTCTCAAAAAGAAGATCATAAACACCTGAA